TCTTTCAATATCAGCAGGTGACATAGGTTCTTCTTTTTTATCAGCTGCTTCTTGCCACATTTTCTGTAAAGTTTCTTTCATAGAAAGTGGTTTGATAACTTCTTTCTCACCTTTAGCATCTTTCTGAGATTGATTTGCTTTAGCAGTTTGCCCCATATGTGTTTCTTCAATATCAACTTCTTCTTTTTTCATTTTCTTTTCATCTGAAGAATGACCAAAAGATTTGTGTACAAGGTTATCTAACTTCTTGTGAAATTTATCAATATCACCTTTAGTTGCTTGTTCATCTTTTGCTTTATGCATCTTATCAACTTTATTAAAAAATGCTGACTTTTCTTTAGGTGTCATTGCACCAATACCTTTACCAGCTTTTTCTAGTTCTTTTTTAAATTTATCTTGGTAGTCGCCTTCTAAAACTTTAGATGATAATTTACTAATTACCTCTTCTATGCTACCAGGTTTTTGTTTTAAGTAACTCATGTTATTTACTCCCTTTTACTTTGGCAGCTAAATCTTTATCAGCGCCTCCCCATGTACCTGAGGATTTTGTTACAAATGAATTTACTCTAGCGAAAGCCCATTGTTGCTGACTTGCACCAGGTCTATGACCACCTCTCCAGGCTGCCATACCTCTATCATATACTTTCTTCAAAATTCCATAAGGCATACCACTTTTATCTGCCTTCTTTTTTAAACCTGCAATCTCTTCATACTTCATTTTACCTGGATGTTCTTTCTCTTCTTTTTTAAGAATAGACTTTGCAATCTCGTGGCCTTTTGTAATAGTAGATTTCTTTAAAGGTTTTTCATCACCTGTCATTTTCTTTGCTTGTGCCATACCAATAGCATATGCACTGTCTTTATCTTTAACTTCTTCACCTAAAATGCCTTTTACAACTTTTACATCCATCTTTAATTCTTTTGCAATATCAGCAACAGATTTACCGTCTTTTTGCATCTGGTCAATCTTACTCATCATGCCTTCTTCTAAGTCTTCGTTAACTCTTTTCAATACTTTTGCAACATCTGGATGTTTAGATAAACCTTTTGCAATCTTTTCAATAGCTGCAACAGCACCTGAATAGTTACCTGCTTTATATCTCTTATCGTTTGCAACACCATAGGCCATTTTAATTTGTTGTGAAGTAAACTCTTCTAGTTTTTCTTCATTCATAATCTCTTCAACTTTCATGCCGTTTCTTTGTAATGCCATTGAAATATCCATTACTTTTCTAAACATACCTTTTAGATGAATTTGATTACCACTTCTTGTTGCTTTTACACCTTGTTGTTTTGCAAGTGACATAATGTTTTCTGCTTCTTTGTCGCCTTTAAATCTACTAATAGTAGCTTCAGCTTCATCTAACATATGCACTTCTTCTAATATAAACAATTCGTCTGTTAGTTCAACACTTTCTTTTCTAATTTTATTTAAGTCAGCGGCCTTGTAGTTGTGTTTAGTCATCAACCTAGTCATTGCCATTGTAGAAATAAAAGGTATATTACCACCATATAATTTTTCTAATGCGTTTTTATCTTTATCAAACTTAGTAAACATTGCACCTAGTTTGTTTGCATTATCAATTGAAATCTTTTTACCTCTTAAAGGTTCATATTCTTTTTTAAGTTTTGCAATCTGAGCATCATTAAAACTTTCTGTCATGTGGTAACCTTTGTTATCACAATGTTCACAACCTTTACCACCACATTTTGGACATTCTACTTTAGCTTCCATTGCATTATCTGGATTGTATTCCATATAATCTGCAACTGAGTTGATGTAGTCTTTTGCTTTTGTAATTTTAGATTGCACCCATGCTTCTAGTGGATTGCCTTCATCTGATTTGCCTTGTAAGATAGAGGATAGTTTTAAGGCTTTATCTGAGATAGCTTCTAGTTCACCACGAGCCATAGAAATTTCATGGTCTTTTTCGTTTAAAGTTTCTTCTTTAATACGAACATAAAATCTGTTGTTAAAAGGAGAATGGTAAACATCTGCATCATGTCCCATTTCTTTATTTGCCTTGTCGGCCATTTTTTGTGCAAGTGCTCTGTTTGGTAAAGCATTACCTAATACTTTGACCCCATTACGCAACTTACTAATTTCTTTTTCCGACAAATGCACCTTTTCCATTGCTTCTGTCATTGATTGTCTGTATCTATTAGTCATGTTCCTCTATCTCTATAATTAGTTCACCATTTCCTTTATGTAAACGGTGATATGTTTCTTTTTCTATTTCTAATAAATGGCCAGACTTCATTTCAAATGGTAGTTCATTATCCATTTGCAATTTCCAACCATCACTCTTTAATACTTTAATAGTCCTGTTTTTAGCATCTCTATGCCAAATCAGTTCTTCACTTTCTGCATTATAAAAAGTTCTAACAAACTTCGCATCAAATAAATTCAATTGGTCTTCGTATGGTTTTACCAATAGAAGTTACCTCCACCTGACAAACCTAAACTCTTCGCATATCGTGGTAAATTACAAGCCCAATATGCAGCTTTAGTTTTGTCTTTCTGCTGGTCACATCTGTGTCTAGCAGCGAAACTCTTTCTTGCTTCAGGATTATTTAACTTAACTTTTAATCCTGTTGTATCGCCCCAAGTAACTTTCTTAATCTTGTCACCGTCACGGACAAATACATAAAACTTTTTCGGTCCACCTTTTTTTGGTTTATTCAATGGTGGATTCTTCTCATCTTCTTCTTGTATTGGACAATCTAAAGGTACTTGTTCACCTTCAAAATCACCAAACTCGCCAATATCTGTTTCTAGTAGTGTCTTATCCCAACTAGATAACTCAGTTAAAAGGCCTTCTTTGTATAAATTTCTGGCCTCTCTAAAGAGTTTATAAAATTCTTCACTATGGACTCTATAGATATTTTCAGCAAATGGTATATTGTTCTCTACATGGTAGTGAACAGACTTGCTCATTTTATCTTTATAGTCCGCAAAACTTAGCATTAAATCTTCTCCATCATTTTAGAAACCACTTCATTTAGTTTTGCTTTCCACTCTTCTTTATATCGTTGCTTATATTTATCTATTGTGGAATCTGAAGTTGCCCATTCTTTTACATCTTTTTCGTTAGGTTTGCCTCTATCTTTAGCATCAACTGGTTTTGCATCTGGTGTTTCACCAGGAGTAATCTCTTTTGTATGGTTGGCGTAATCAGCACCAATTTCATAGGATTCTGGAACACAATTTGGTACCATTTTATCGCCTTTCTTTTTCATACCGACTTTCTTATAACCTGTCCAACAGGCATCTGATAATTCTTTTTTAAGTTCACCAAACATCTTTTTGTATTTTTGAGTATGTTTACTAGGTTTTGTCTTCGCTGTCTTATCGCCTGGAGCTGGGTCATTGTCATTTTTAGTTGTATCGGTGTTTCTAAAATGAGCGGCTCGTTTATCTTTTGTATCTTTAGATAACTGTTTGTAATATTTTTTAGGTTGAGTTCCTTTTTGTTTCTTAACATCTCTATCCTGTGGCAAACTATCAGTGTGACCATACTCAGATTTCTTTTCTGATACGGCTTCAAAACCATAATCAACATCTAAGTTAAATTCTCGCACTTCTACCTCTCTATCTGCGGCTATAGGAATACAATCCCATATCCACGCTTTGTGTAAATTATTTTTATTATCTTCTACAACAATATAGTTTGTGCTTCTTCGTACTACTTTACCTTGTATATCTTCTTTGACATAATCAACTTCATCACCAATATTAAAAATCATTTCTCTAATATACAGGTCTCTAATTTGTTGTTGTTCAAATGCTTCTAAACTTTTAATTGGTCTTGCACCAGTTCCTACGGCAGACATGCCACCAAAACTAGCGGCTAATCTCATACCTTTTCTAACTTGTTTCATAATACTTTCAGCATCAACACCTGTTGGTAGTCCTTTTTTGAAACTATTTAAATCACCTTTTGCAGCTGCGGCTCTCATCTTAGATGCTGACATACCAGTTGCACCCTCAGCGTCAGGATCCCTTTCGCCGGCAGATACAACATTAATCTTTTCAAAGTCATATAGACCATGTCTGGATTTTACACCGTTATATTTCTTTAATATGTTTTCAAACTCTCGTACTCTATCTGAACCTGCAACCATAGTTACATCTGTGTAACCTTTTTTATACAACATAGTTGCAATATCAAGTACCATATTTGTTTGATTGATTTCAATGTTTCTTGCATGAGAAGGAAACATCTTTTTCATAATGTTTAGTTTATCTCTTGGAGATAATGGATTCTTTTTAGGGTCTTCACTTCTACTTAAATAGATTTTGTAATCATTAGTAGGTAAAGACTTAACTTTATTAATTAGTTTTTCATGGCCAATAGTTGGTGGATTAAATCTACCAAAGGCAAATGCAACAGACTTTTTAGCTGCTTCATGCATTTCTAAATCATCTACCTCATCTGGTGTTACTTTACCATCTTCTAAAATCTTTTTACATTTTTTATAGAATTTTAGATAGTGATATTTTTCTAACATCTTATAGATAACATTTTTAGGTAATCTATTTTTAACACCGTACATTCTAATTTCTTCAGGCGACATATCTGTATCAAATGCTTTTCTTCTTTCTGCATCCACATTGTCACCTATTCTAATAATAGTTCTAATACTATCTTCAATCTCTTCTAACTTTTCATTAATTCTTTCTTGTAAATTTAAAATATCATCTGGTGATAATTCTTCTAATTCTCTATAGTCAATAATATCTCTTTTTAATTCACCTTTGACAACATCAAGTTCTTGTACCTTACGGCTGAAATCTTGGATATACAAATTAACATCAAAGCTAAAATCTTCTGGTCTTTTGATGAAGACATCACGGTCAATATCGAATACTGCGTCTGCCTTTTTATTCTGGTCTTCATAAGTAGCCTCATCTGTAATAAAGTAATAGTTAATTGGGTGTTTTGTTCCTGGTATTACTTTACCTTGTATGTTATCTGGATTAGAAGCTGACAAATACTTTTTAGAAAGTCTTACTCTTTCATCTTCTCTTTTACCTACAGGCACATCAAACAATACATTAATATCTAAGTCTGCATCATTTCTATATCGTTTAGTTAAAATAGAACCAATTAGAGAATACTTAATTACAGGATATTCTGTTTCAAATTCCTTTAATTGTTTTTCTATTTGTGCCTTAACACTTGGTTTAATTTTAGGATTCATAGTATCAGCATCATCAAACACCATAGGTGCATATGTCCTTCTAGGAATATCAATGATACTTTCTATGATTTCTCTAAACTTTTTCATTTATCTTCTCTTTGCTTTTCTTTCTGTAGCCATCCATCTTTTTGCTGTGTAAGATTGAATAGGTCTACTTAATAAACTTCTTACTGATTTGCCTACCTTATTCATAACTTGTGTTGTAAGTTCTTTGTCATCTTTACTGTTATCAATAATAATCATATTGTTCATACCAAATAAGTTTTGAAACTTACCAATGTTTGCTTGTACATCTTTCCAAGATTTAGTTGTAATATATTCTGGTACAGTTCTTTCTCTTTTTGCGTTTCTTTCTAACGCCACTTCTAAACTTGTATTAACAAAAACCATATAACAATCATAACCTAGTTCTTTTAACATTCTTACTTGATAAGAAATCTTATCGTAATCTCTACCTGTGCCATCAATGACTAGACCTAATCTACCTTGTATTGCTAAGTCTTGCATATTACTTGTCGTTGCCTTTGCTCTTGCACGAACCATATCTCTGGATTCTGCTTCACTATCTGGCATCTTTAATGATAGACCTGCCTTTTTTAACCCTCTTTCAAAGGCATTGTCTGAATTAATTTGTTTTAGTCCTGTGCCACCAAATGAACCTTTAGTTACAAATGTTTTACCTGAACCAGGACCACCTGCTAAAAAGAAAGCCTTAAAAATGTTTGGGTCATATAAGCCTTCTTTTAGTTCCTGAAATCTTATTTCGTCAAATGTTTTCATTTTAGTTTCTCTATTATTTTAGCTGCTATCTCCTCTGGTGTACCACCTTCAGCTTTAATATTTATTATCTCTTTTTTATAATAGTCTAACAGTGGTCTAGTTTCCTTTTCGTAAACTCTTAATCTTTGCTTAATGATTTCAGGTTTATCGTCTTCTCTACCTCTTGCTGTTAGTCTTTTAATAATTTCATCTTCACTTACAACTAAGTTGATTACATAATCATATTCAATACCTTCATCTTCCATTCGTTCTGCTTGTTCAACATTACGAGGGAAACCATCAAACACATATCCTTTTTGTGCATCT